GAGCCTTCTCTTGCAAGACGCTTGGCAAGCCGTTTGATCTTCACGGTTTCTACGCTTGGGTAGAGCCACTCCTTACTCACCCAAACTGGGGCGTGGTGCCAGATGTAATTGATGGAACAGTGGAGCAACAACGGGAAATGGTGAAGACTTGGCCGTTCAGGAAAGATCTTGGCATCCCTGTGTGGCACCTCGGGCTTCCGATTGATTACCTACTGGAACTCTGCGATGACTGGGGCAAGGTGTGCTTTGGAAGTGCAGGCATGTACTGGCAGATCGGAACTGATCTCTGGTGCAGTCGTATGGACGAGGCATTTAACGCTCTTTCAAAGCGATACGGGCGGCAACTTCCTTGGGTTCATGGCATGAGAATGCTTGGTCAAAGAGTGCGCCGGCTGCATGGCAAAGCGCATTGATTCAACCAACCCACCAACTGAGTGGACTGATAACCCTCTTCAAGGACAACTATGCTTCTGACAGCAATCTCCATTTACGCATCAGCAATGGTGCTGGCTAATCTTTCTGTGGCCGCATTTGGCCCTAGCATAAGCCCGATCAATGCTTTCATTTTGATTGGCCTCGATCTGGCCTTGCGCGATTGGCTTCACGTTCGCTTAAAGACTTGGCAGATGCTTGGTCTTATCGTCGCTACTGGTTTGATCACGTTTTTGCTAAACCCGGCAGCAGGCAAGATTGCCATTGCATCGGCTTGTGCTTTCTCTGCGGCAGCTCTTGTCGATTGGGCTACGTTTGCGAAGCTGAAGGGGTCATGGCTATTTAGAGCAAACGGCTCAAACCTTGCTGGCGCAGCAGTTGACTCACTTGTTTTCCCGACGTTAGCTTTTGGCGCTTTGATGCCTCACATCGTTGCTATGCAATTTGTAGCCAAGGTTGCTGGTGGAGCTATCTGGTCTTATTTGCTAAACAAGAGAATTGCATGATAGTGAACGTATACGGTATTGATTGGGATGTGGAGTTTTATTACTTTGCTGGCGATCCTGGTCGCATGCACGGACATCCTGACTCATGGGAGCCTGGAGAGCCTGGGGAGTTTTATCTAACCTCGATGAAGATTGACAACAATGAGTTGATTGATCTTGTTAGGGGCGAGACTCTTAGGACTGTTCAGGCTGAGGTTAAGAAGTTGATTGAGCGAAGGGAAGAACTATGAGTAACCTGAGAACCGCCGCCCAGCAGGCGCTAGAGGCGTTGGAAGCTATGGCAGAAGGCGCAGAAGATGAATGCGGTGAGCCGACCTGTGGCGACTGCAAGGCGTGGCGTCCTGCTTGGGCGGCCATCACCGCCCTCCGCGCCGCGCTGGAGCAGCACGAGAAAGAAGTTGAATGGATGAAGCAGCGACACGCCAACTGGCGCTTGCAGAAGGAGCTTGCTGAACAAACGCAGGAGCGCGACAGACAGCAGCGGGAGTATGAGGAGGCACGGAACGCCGCTCTGGCGCAGTCGGAGCAGGAGCCTGTGGCGTTTATGTACGTTGGCATTAAGCATGACGGCACCACGCACGGCCCGCACCTTGTCTGGAAGCCTGAGTACATGGACGCCATGAGCGCGGAGAAGGGCGTGAAAGCTGTGCCGCTGTACGCCGCGCTGAAGGAGCGCAACGCATGACTAAACAAGAACTACTCCAAATGATGCGTTTGCTATCCGCGCTGGAAAGCGTGATGATTGCTAAAGACCGGGTTCCAGATTATTTGCTTGATCAGTTGCATGAAATGGTTGAAGTCTTAGAGCGGGAAATTCTTAAATGATCTCCTGCATGGGCGGTTGGTGCCATAAACGAGATCAGTGTTTTTACTACCACAATGAATCAGACATTGTTATTGAGCGAGTATGCGAGTACAACAAGTTCCATCTTTATTGGACTGATTCATTTCTACCATTAACACCATGTACCGTGAATTTGTCCTCCGAAACCCCAATATCTGGACAGCATTCTGTGCAGTCATCAAAGGAAACGCCCAGGCTTTTGCAGATAAAGGAACCCCAATCCGACTCATAGTTACTACTGAGGAAGCTAAACGCAATACTGCTCAGAATGCTCGATTGTGGGGTTATCTGTACAAGACGATTTCTCAACAGGCATTTGTCAATGGCAAGCAATATGACTCAGACGTTTGGCATGAGATGTTTGCGCGTAAGTTTGGCGTATGCGATGAGTTAACTCTGCCTGATGGCGAGATCATCACCCGTAGAAAGTCAACTACTCAGATGTCAGTATCTGAGTTTGGTGAGTATATGGAAAATGTGCAAAGTTATGCGGCCATGAATCTTGGAGTGGTTTTTGAACAATAAACTCAATCCTGCCGAGCGTAGGCACCTTGCTATGGTGAAAACGTTGGCATGTAGCGTTTGTGATGCACCTGGGCCTTCTGAAGCTCACCACATGGTTCAGGGTCTTCAGTACACCTGTATAGCACTGTGTCCTGAATGTCATACGGGTCCGCGCATGGGCTGGCATGGACAGAGGTTTGCCTGGAAGATTCGCAAGATGGAAGAAATTGATGCTTTAAATATTACGATTAAGAGGTTGATGGCATGAAATTGTTTGTTGTGCCTATAGAACTTGAGGACGCAAATAATGCCATCTTAAATTGGCATAGGCATCATCAACCTTGTATTGGGCACAGGTTTAGCATTGGAGTTATTGATGAAACTGGATGCTTGCATGGTGCAGCAGTTGTAGGAAGACCAGTTGCTAGACTTGCTGGACACCCATCGCAAGTTATAGAAGTCAATCGGCTTGTAAGCGACGGAACCAAAAATGTTTGCTCAATGCTTTATTCTGCTGCGGCAAGAGCAAGCAAAGAACTAGGGTTTATTAAAATACAAACCTATATTCTTGCAGATGAAGAGACCGGAATATCTCTAAAAGCCAGCGGATGGACTTGCGATGGCATTGCTGGAGGCGGTCAATGGAAACATACCGATGGCAAGGCAAGAAGGACTGATCAACCCATAGGCAAAAAGATGCGATGGTCAAAAGAATTGAATCAATACAAACCTTTGATTGTTAAGATAAAACAAGAGGATAGCAATTTAGATTTGTTTGCAGATCATGTCTAACCTAGAACTTCTCCTGCTAGACCAACTTCGCGCAGCAGGCATAGAAGAACCTGGGCTGGAGCATAAGTTCCACCCAAAGCGCCGCTGGAGGTTGGACATGGTTTGGCCTGCTCACATGCTGGCCGTCGAGGTCGAGGGCGGTACATGGATTGGTGGCCGCCACACTCGAGGTTCCGGTTTTGAGAAGGACGCCGAGAAGTACGCAGAAGCAATGTGCCTGGGCTGGAGGGTTCTCCGAGTCACAGGCTCACAAATCTGCACAGGCAAAGCCCTGAAGTGGATTCAACAACTTAGGGAAAACACCTACTCTCACGTTAAAATTTAACCTCCACAATCTAACCGTCACAAGACACGAAAGGACACAAGATGTTTCTATCTATCAATGGTGTTTGCGCTTTGCTGGGCATTACTCGCGGCAAGGTTCACAAGTACACAAAACTGGGTCAGTTCCCGCTTCCTATCCAGACCGACACCAAAATGGTCTTCTGGGACAGGGAAGTTGTCTCAACTTGGGAGCCGCCTGCCAAGCAACCCAAGGTCAAAATCGCTAAAGAGCGCAAGCCTGTAGTACCCAAGTACCGGGATGGTGAGAACACTTGGTCTGGTCGCGGCATCATGGCTAAGTGGCTCAAGGCTCACATTGCTAACGGTCGTTCTATTGATGAATTCAAGGTATGAAAAACATCGCATCCGCATTGGTGAAGGCTCAAAAAGCATTTGGGCCTGCACTCAAGACCGCCTCTAATCCTCACTTCAAGTCGAAGTACGCTGATCTATCAGCTTGCGTGGAGGCAGTTATTGACGGCCTTAACTCCAACGGCATCTTTTTGATGCAAACATCACATGAGTGTGATAACGGAGTTGTAGTTGAGACCTTGTTCATCCATGAGTCTGGAGAGCAAATCTCTGCTGGGAAACTTCATGTTCCCGCTGCCAAGCAAGACCCCCAAGGGTACGGTTCTGCGCTTACCTACGCTCGACGCTATGCCCTGATGGCAGCTTGCGGCATCGCTCCAGAGGATGACGATGGCAACGCAGCAACCAAAGGCCAGGACGCGGCTTACAAGGCTTTTGAGGACGAACACCTGCCCAGGCTTAGGGAAGCCGCTTTGGAGAGCGTAGAAGCCCTTCAGAAGGCTTTTGGAGCCATTCCTGCCAGCCCAATGAAGGCGAAGCTCTGGGCCACTCACGGTCAGTCACTGAAGAATGCAAACAAGAACTGAGTGGTTCGATGGAGTTAACCCCGTCAGAGTGGGAGTCTATGAAAGGAGGTTTCTAGCATGGAATGGAAGCTACTTACTAAGGTTTTCTTACTGGGACGGAGAACACTGGTATCTGGGAGCAGAGACTCCCAGCGAAGCAGCACTCAAGGTGACTTTCGGTCCGACGTTACAACAGAACCTCGCCTGGAGGGGTGTTGTACGGGGAATTGCTATCAAGGAAGAAAATGCAACAGACGCCTGAATGGTTTCTAGCCCGAGTTGGCAAGGCTACAGCTTCTAGGATTAAAGATGTTGTTGCCAAGACCAAAACAGGGGCCTCGGCCTCGCGCAAGAACTACGCTGTCGAGCTTGCCCTCGAAAGACTCACCGGGTCCAAAAAGGAAGGCTTCACCAATGCGGCTATGCAGTTTGGGATCGATCAGGAACCCAACGCAAAGCTAGCCTATGAGTCCCGTACAGGCCGATTGATTGAGGACGTAGGGTTCATTGACCACCCGACGATTCCGATGTCTGGCGCGTCTCCTGATGGGCTAGTGAGTGAAGGTCTGATAGAGATAAAAGCACCTAACTCGGCGACTCACCTAGAAAACCTAGTACGCGGATCGGCTGACCCCGAGTACCTGCCTCAGATG